ATGGTTGCGTTTCGGGAAGCGCCGGAACGTTACCATATGACCCCTGAACAGGATCCTGAAAAAGCCCTGGTCTGGGGCCGCAGGAACAAGAACCGGCTGCTCGCTGAACCTGAAAAACGCTTGCTGATGAAGGATTTGGCCAAAGGATTCTTTGATCCAGACGGGGACTGGTATAAAGACCGGATAGCCAAAGGACGGCGCATGACCACTTCCAGCCTTGGAATTCGGCAGGGGCACGTCGAAAATTATATTATTCCACTTCTTGGGGAATATGATGTCCGGGAAATCATAGGCGATGATATAGATAAGGCCATACGGGAAGCCTCCCGCTATACAGCCAGAAGTGGAGTTGCTACTCCCAAGTCAGCTACGCCGTTGACCAGGAGCAGCCGGTCGAAGATCCTTTATTCAGTCAAATTGATGTTCGACCGCTGGGTTTCCCTCAAGATTGTGAACATCAATCCGACCGCCGGCATCATCAAGTATTCCAAGGATCCGGAACGGCCAAGAGGGGCTTTGCCCAGGGAAGTACTGGTAGAGTTATTTCCTCCCTCCCATGGTGCAATGGTGCGGGTATGGGGTAATTCCATGTATGCTGCTCTCATGTTGATCCTCTATGATACTGGAACCCGATCCGGGGAACCACGGGCGTTGCGCTGGAAGGATTACTATCCGGAGCGGGCATTCATCCCTATCCGTTCGGCTATTGAGGGCAATACTGCAGACAAGATCAAGGGAACAAAGGCCGGCAATGTGAAGCCCGGGTACCTGCAGGAGCGTACCGTCCAGGAACTGGCTATCTGGCGGGCTGAAAGCCGCTTCAATGGCGATGAGGATTTCATTTTTACCGTGACCGGCACCACCCCTGTAAGCAATGCAGCTATAGGCCAAGCCTTTAAGCGGGCCCTGGAGCGTTTGGGGCACGATGCCACAGGGTGGACGCCGTATTGGCTGCGACACAGCTTTGTGACTTATTCCCTGGAATCCTTGGATGAAACTGAAGTAGCGATGCTTGCAGGGCATTCGGTTCAGGTTTCCAGGAGCCAGTACCAGCACCCTGACGATGAGACGCTTTACCGTAAGAGTGCTGGAGTCCGGGGCAAGCTAGCCAAGGCAAGAAAAGAGAAATATTGATATAGGTTGACAAATAGCTGAGGCATCATATTTTTCACCATTTTCGAACTAGGGCGATTAGGTAAAGTGCATCGGTAACGAGACTCTTTGCTTATAATCAATGAGAGCGGAACTAGACGAACCATGACGAAATCCATATAGTTCAATGCGATGAATCTTCTCTTGAACCAATTTTCTTGCAATTACTAGGATCCACTGTATTATATAGATAGTTCTGGACATGTAAGTGCATAAATTTATAAGAGGTACCAGATGGGATTGGTTAAGCTTAGTGCGGTAGAACTTGCTTACTATATCCTTGCAAGGATTGGTCGGGCAAATCAGCTAAAGATTCAAAAGCTTGTCTACTATATCGACGCATGGCATTTGGCCTATTTTGATGAGGCTATTGTCTTTGAAGACTATGAAGCATGGGTTCATGGACCAGTCGTAAGACAGATTTGGGATCGTTTTGGATCAAAATCACGTCTTTACACTGATCTAGTTTTAAAAAATGAGGCTGTTGAAGGTGTCCTGTCCAATGTTGAGAACAAAATTACACAAGATCAGAAAGATTTGATCGACAACGTTCTACAAGAATACGGAGATAAGTCTGCCTATCATCTTGAATCATTGACTCATAGCGAAACGCCGTGGAAGGAAGCCAGATCTGGCTGTATGCCAGGTGAACGATCCGATACCCTTATTTCTAAAGAATCAATGAAGAAATATTATCGTTCATTGATTGGATAGAAGTAAAAGCTTGTCAGTTATCAATGGTAAAAGTAAGAACCCTCAAAATCCCTTAGCAGGGAAGTCTGCACTAAAATCAAATGGAAACAGAAAATTGCTTTTCAGTTTTAAGGATTTTGATAGCAATCAAGGGCAAAGTTTTATAGAATGGGAAAAAGAAAAATTGCTTGCGGATTTAATGATCAAAATGTACGAATATAGTAATCGAACTATACAAACTGCATTTGATGGAAGGTTTAAGATTTATGGTAATTTCCCTAAAAAGACACGATTTAAATATCCCCCGCATGTCACAAGTGATGCCAACTGGGCTTCCATGCATATAAAAGGACAACCTTGTATTGCTGGACATATCGTTGAGAATATCTTCTATATTGTCTTTTTGGATAAAGAGCACCATTTTTATTACTGTGATCTTCAATCAAGGAATAAGTGAGCAAGTGGTTCTATTGAAAATATCACATGCAAGGTATTTTATTTGTAAAAATTGGCTAAGAAAAAAGACCAGCTTGAGACAGAGATGGCATGTTTCGTTTTAAAGATCATGTGAAAATATAATTCCTTTAAATGTGCATGCGCCACGGATCCTGCTGACGTATAGAGGGTATGGACACAGCAATTATATCCGGTGCAGAGCTCCGGGCCGTGGGCATAGCCCGAGCACCGGATGGGGACTACTTCGTAGAATCCTGGGCTTTAGTCTTGATACTTCAGGCCTTGGATTGGGAAGAAGCTACACTCCAGAAAAAAGGCCCTGAGAGTATCGCTCGTACAGGTTGAAAAGGAACTCCACCCGCTCTAGTTCCGTCCGAAAAGCTTCCTTCCGGTAGCATTTATCTACTGCTGCATCCAAAGCTTTGTGTGCTTTCGATAAGTCTGCCGGTATGGTCAATGGATCGTACAGGTCCGCAAGAGATGATCCAGGATACTTCAAGCGACAGTCCAGAACCGCTTGTGCACAGACTGAGAGTCTCTCCATTTGTGGCTCATTTTCCCTTATCGTTGGCCATGGGAAGTTATTGTAGACAACGCTGCTTGAGTATTGGTAATCGCTTTTCATTCTACCACAGACCTGTCGCATCCATGCCATATGCATCCCGCTTGTCAGTATTCCAAAATGGAACAAGCTAGCATTTGGGATAATCAGGGCGCTCCCACTTGCGATGGTAGTCGGAGGAAGAAATCCAATAGGAATATAGAACCTACCTTCAGAAGACACTTTGGGAACTATCAGGTAATCACATTTAGGTTGTCTGATTTCTCCAAAGAGCCCAGGTGTAGAGGCTAACTTATTTGTTGCTGGTCGTTTGCTAGCTAAACGAAACTCCCTAACCTTGGAAATTTTACCCATGATAAATTCTGATATTCTAATCTCCATTGGGTCAGCATCGACAAGCCAAAGGCACCACCGTTTCCCTGAATTTATATATTCTTCTCCTCCAACAAGTAATCGGCTATATTTTTTTGCGATTGGATCAACAGCACCAGACTCATAGATCTCGTTAGTGAATATCAGATGACCATCATCAATCATCATACTTCCATACATCATCTCAGGAGCGGTTGAAGAGATTGGTTTGCTTCTTTTTTTTAAATAGATATCACTTCCCTTGGCTAGGTAAGGGGTTATATTATCAACTTCTATTTTTTGAGAATCTGCAACAGGTGATTCATATTCATGTATATATTTTTTTGGTGCATCTCCAATCCCGAACCCAATAATCACACAGTGAACTGCTGCATTCCCTTTTGCCTCGTTTTGCCACTTAAATGTACGATGTCCGAAATCAATTTTAATCTTAAACTGTTGAAATAGAATTTCCCATAAGACCCCAACTTGCTCCCCTTGGGTTATCGAATTCGTTGAAACAAAAGCACACCGAATATTCGTTCCTTGTATAAATTCTGCTGCCTTGTAATACCAACAGGTAACATAATCCAATACACCAGTTCCACCACAATCAGAGAAAATTAAAGAAAGATCATCCTTCTGTTCTTTTTTCTGCTCCTTTTTCCCTATGAATGGTGGATTCCCCAGGATATAACTTAAGGCTGCAGGTTGCACGATTTCTTTCCAGTCCAACCGCAGTGCATTCCCATGAACTACGTGAGGGCTCTGGGTCAGGGGGAGGTTGACAATGTACTCTCCAAATTCTTCAGACAACCGAACATTCATCATGTGATCCATGATCCAAAGTGCTGTCCTGGCTATTTGGGCAGGGAATTTCTCTATTTCGATACCATACATGTGCTCTACGTCGATACCGCGGTACAGGGAAAGGTCCATGTACTTCTGCTTCTCAATGCGCTGGATTTCTCGATGGATTGCGATTTCAAGAAGCCGCAGCTCCCGGTAGGCTAGGATGAGGAAGTTTCCGCAGCCACAAGCCGGATCCAGGATACGGATTCCACGGATTTTAGATAGAAGGCCTTTCAGCTTAGGGACTGAGCCCTTGCTCTTGTTGAATTCAGCATGAAGCATGTCAAGAAAGAGGCCATGGATGGTCTTCAGGATATTCTTCTCGCTGGTATAGTGGGCTCCAAGGTTGCGCCTGGCTTTGGCGTCCATTACCGACTGGAAAAGGCTTCCGAAGATTGCAGGGGAGACAGCGCTCCAGTTGAAGAGGCAACAGTGCAGAAATGTAGTCCGCATGGCCTTGTCAAACTGTGGAACGGGCAACGCTTCCTCGAAGAGACCACCGTTCACATAGGGTAGAGCAGTCAGGGATTCATCCAGGTTCCGCATGCGCTTGTCTGAGGCTGTGTTCAGGGTCTGGAATACCTGTGCCACCCAGAGCCCGATATCGCTTCCATCTTCCCTGGTCTTTTCCTCCATGATGAAAGCGAACTGGTCCTTGGGGAAGATACCGGTATCATCGGCAAAGAAACAGAACATCAGCCGGACCAGGTACAGTTCCAAGGGATGACCTTCGAAGCCGTAGGCTTTGAGGGCATCGTGCAGAGCGCCCATGAGCTCTGCGGCTTTGATGTTTACCGGATCTTCATCGGCATACGTCCGCTGTTCGTAACCCAGGATGAAGTTGAACAGGTGCAGCTTTTCATGCAGCTCTGAAAGTAGGAATTCTACCTCGATACGTTCTGTTCCAGGGAGGGGCGCCAACTCAAGCAGCCGCAGGTGCTCGAAATCCGATACCAGGATAAACCGTGGCATCTCAGTCTCTTTGAGCCCCCCGGTGATGCAGTAGTCCAAGGCTTGTTTCACTGCAGCGTCCAGATCACGCCCGCGGCTCTTGTGTTCCACCAGGAGGGTGCCTGGCCAGAAGAAGTCTATGAATCCCACGGTACCCTTCAGGGTCCGGGCGCGGCTTTCAAAAACCCCGATCCGTTGGGGAGTGAGCCCCCATATAGCAAAGAAATCACGCCAGAAGTTTTGTGCCTGGCTTTTCTCATCATAATCTTCTGCATGTTCCCGCGAAAACTCTATGGCTCTTTTTCGGAGCTCGTTTGGTGTGATCATATTATCCTCGAAGTGGGGGTGCCCCGACTAGTATTAATAGAACTTAAAGGCCAAGCTTCTTCTTCACCTGTTCTTGGTATGCTGCCCCGAGCATTTCATGCCATGTTGCGAAAGTGGATTCGGTTTGTATAAATTTATCAAATTCGGCCTCAGGAATAGCTTCAAAATCTTCCTGTGTCTCATACTTAAAACCGCAAGCGCTGAACATTTCATTCGCATCTGAAAAGCGAGTGTGCTTGGATATGAAATTTGCAGTCAGTAATTCGGTAAGTGGAATTGAGTGTGGCCCATCCAATTCTTTGACATTCTTTGCCAGCTTTGCAATCTTCTTGCTTAATTCATTCATCCCATCGACTTTCATGTTTCGCTCCTTGATTTCCCTACATGGGGGTTCATGCAGGCTGCTTCAGCTAAAATGTGCTGTTTTTGAACCACCTCATGCTTTTCAATTTTCATATGATAAGTCTAAGCCATGATGCGAAGCCTGTCACTTCAACCTAACACCGAACTACACAATCCACTTCTTCGCTTCCATCAAATTATCAAATAACTCTAATTCAATGCCTTTTCTTTTCACCAGGAACTGGACAAAATGGTTTATGTCCTCTCGGTTTACCACCGCGGCAATTTTTACGTCTTTGCAGTGACCGAAAGCGGAAATCAGTCTATTGGCTATACCTATCCTCTCGGTTTCATTCCTGATGAGATCGGGACCAAAAACCTGGACAACCTCTTTGGCATCAACCAGGAGATGGAAGCTTTGAAGACCCTCCATTCGTTTATAGCTTTCCGAAATGGCTTCTTTTAAAACGTTTCTGTCATATTTGCCAGTAAGCCTGCATAGTGTCACGCTGGATTCAATGACATTGATTCCATAATCCATAAAAACCCCGCGAATTGCTTGGAATATCATCATTGTGATTGATAATGTGACGCATTATGCTATTGGTTGCACCAATTGGCAAGTTTTATTGAAGATTAGCATAGGATATTGTTTAGAGCAGGGCTTATATATGTATCACTATCAAGAAATATATCAGCAATTGAAATAAAAGGCTTAATCAATACGGATGCGCATGCACCCACCCGTAGACCTTGCCCACCACTTCCACCGTCTGCCCGTCCGCACTTTCCACCCTATCAGGGTACCTGGGGTTCCCGGGCATGATCCGGAGCTTCTTGGTCACCGTCGAAAATCCCATGGTGCTACAGGCTGAGGATCCCGCCATAAGCCAATACGGCTAGCCCTGGCCTCTGCTTCCAGGGCGGAAAGCGCAGAATCCTTGGAGTATGCGACATAGTGCCAGGCTAGACCCGCCTTGACCATCTCGGCGTTGATATAGGTTTTACCAACAAAAACATCCCCAACCAAGCGGCCGTACTTGTCTACATCGGCAATCGACACGCGCACCTCCCGGTCAAACACAAGATCAGACAGCTTAGACTTTGCGACCTGGCCAAATGCCTGCCCGGACTCAGGTGCATCTATGCCATTCAGCCTTACCTTGTGTGGACGAAATTCAACCAATAGCGTGATCGTGTCACCATCGGAGACGCCCACGACCTTGCCTTCCAAAGTATATGGGAACCTGGCAGGCCCGGCAGGCGGCTTGCAGATACCGCAGGCGTCATAGTTCTTGACCGCTTCGGATAGCGGGATAGCTATGCGACTATCCTTCAGTGTGCGGCATGTGGATAAGTGGTACTTTGTGCCAGTGGCAGTGATGTAGACCTCAATATCCTGGGCACCTACTGCGCCAACCAAAAAACATGCAACAATCAAAGCCAGGACTTTTTTCATAGGCAACCTCACGCGATCTTAGGTTAACCCAGAGTATTATTCAAATTGCAGGATTTTACCATTATTATTTTTGACCTCGCTCGCAACCGCACCCGCCCCGGAGCATTGAAAGTATAGTATCCGGGCTGCGGCCGGAGCGGGGTTAAGAGATTGCTCTTTTTACCGGGATTTCAGTGCACTCGCCACGAGTGGCTTCTTGCGAATCCAGTTGCCATTTAAGCATCTGCCCCAAAAACATGTTGAAGCTTATCTCACTGAAATTCGCTGCATGGTACAGCTCAAGTCTTTCTTTCAACTCCCTGGTGCATCGCATGGTGATGTTGAAAGCTTTTCCCCCATCAACCGCTTTCATAGATGCCTCCTGACTCTCAAAGTATACCACATTATCGGACTTGTGAGTCAATAATCTATCTTTTTTTACTTGACATGTGAGTTGATGTGAGTTAATGTGAGTCAACAGGGGGCGGGAATGAACGATACCTATATGACCATCAGGGTTGACGGCGATACCAGGAGCCGTATCGCAACCTTGGCCGCGCGGGAACACAGAAGTTCTGCCAGCCAGGTCAAATACATGCTTGAGAAGGCGATCGAACTTCTTGAAGGCGGGAACTCCGGCGAAGCCCAGGACCTCCGCCGCTTCCTGGACGGTTGCCCGGCTGCCAAGAGCATCGAAGCACTGACGGAGGCTCAAGGATGACAACCAAACAGATTGCGGAAGCAGTAGGAAAGCCGGAAAAGACTGTCCGGACATGGGCAAGCAAAGCTGCGGCCAAATCGGCTGAGGCTGCGGCCAAACTGGCCGAGGCTCAGCGATCTGGCGGGAAGCCTGCTGATTGGGACATCGACGAGACCTGCGCCATCATCGAGACCGGCTTGGGCAAGAACGCTGCCAGCCTGTTCCGGGAGAATGCCAGGCATAACATGCCCGCCACTCCCGCCTTGGCCATAGGGGAGATAGTCCGGGAGACTGTGACCGCTCTTCTGCCGGCCATCGTGGCTGCCGTTAGGGGCCTCGTCCCTGAGCAAACACTGGCCCTGCCTGCAGCTCCCGACCTTTCCTATAGAGACCAGCTCCGGCGGGTCATCAACCAGGGAGCTGCCCGGGTTGGTGGCCACAGGGTGGCCTGGAACGAACTCTATTCCCAGTTCTACTACCGCCATCACCGCAATATCCGCGAATGTGCCAAGAACCGCGGCATGGACACCATCGACTATGCCGAAGCCGAAGGCCTTCTGCCGGAACTGCTCTCACTGGCACTGGTGCTGTTTGGAGCCGCGGCATGAGTGGTATCGGCAACCAGACACGCGAGCAAGTGCTGAAAGAGTTTGACCACCTAGTCCCGGAAGCAACGTACTACCGCCTCGCGGCTGATCTGATCGACCTTTCGGGAAAGATCCTCGAAGAAGCGGACGGGTATAACGACCCGGGGCTCAGGGATTTAGGGTTCCAGCTTGCAGACCAGGCCAGGGAGATGGTGCGGGAGAACATCGCGTACAGGGATCTCCTGGACTGCAAGCTGAACAGCAAGCAAGAAGATGGGGTGGCCGTGCTGGCGTCTCTCATCGATAAGCAGATCCAGGGCAAGGAGTAAGGCATGAACAAGGAAGCAGAGAACAAGAACGACAGCATGGTCCGGATAATCAGGGCCATGGGGGCTGCCGGGTTTGAGGTTCAGGCAATCAAGCCTGAAATGCTCAGTGATGGTGACCGACCTACTGGTGCGACCATCGTTGTTATCTACCCGGCAAAAAAGGGCTAACCCTCCAAAATGAAAGCCAACAAGTCTTTTGCGCCAGCAATCAGTTCATTAGCCGCATCTGACCCACTCGTCCTACCTGAAATCAAGTCTGGCTTTGCAGCTATGGCTTTGATCATCAGTTCAACCGCGATTTGCCGGTTTGCCACATCTGCAAAAGTTTCTTTTCTAATTTCTGCCCGATTCTGTGTTGCTTCACTCATGGTTTTCTCCCTCTCTTGGGTTGAGATGATTGGTAGCACGTTTATCGTAAGCCCGGGAGAGGGTTTTTACAAGAAAGGATTACCTGTATGACCCGCGGATACCCCGGCACTCCCGGGAAAGAAGCCGTTATCCAGGCGGAAGTCAGTAAGACTACCGGCGCCATAGCTTCAATCATGCTGTGCAAATGTGGCCGAACTCCGATGCTCGTAAGCCTTGGGTATGACCTGGTCCGGGTTGCCTGCCCATGCGGAGCAACCGGCAAGAATGCCCGTACTCAGGCCAGGGCCATAAATAGCTGGAATCATTCAATCGTGGACATGCTGTTGGAGGTCCACCGATGAGTAGACCGGATCCCGCTACAGACCTGATCGGATATCTCCGCTGGCTTGGTGACCAGCTGGAAGCCCTCCAGGCAGAACGCATGAGCGAGAAACTATCAGCCCAGCAGGCTGCAACCCTCATGGGTTATCACCCCCGGTTCTTTCATGGGCGGCCCTGGCGCATCCCTGGCTTCGGCATGAGCGGTACCCTGCACAGCCTGGCGGAATGGAAAGCCTGGACAGACCGTCCCGAAGTAGAGCGCCGGTCTGAATGGGAAAAGATGCCCCTGAAGGAAAAGAACAAAGCGAGAGGCGCGGCGTAAATAACCAGCGTCCGCATGGACCTGGAATTACATAACGGAGGGTATGGCTATGAAACGTGCCTTACTCCTGCTGGTGATGGTGTGCCTGCTGATTGCTGCACCGTTATCAGCGGCGGCTTACGAGCCGACCAACGGCATCGCGCTTGATGCCAACGCCTATGCGATCAAGACCATGGCAAAGGAGGAAGTAACCAGCATAAGTGCTGTCGAAAACGTGGCCCTTCCGGCCGTGCCTATCCCAGCGGGAAAAGTGCTACCAATAAATAACAGTTTGATTTGCTTATACGTTGATAACGGCAAGATGAAGAATCTATGGAGGAGCGACCGGGTTTCTTCCCGGTTTACTTAACCTTATTGGTTAATGCTTTTGGCATCGCCTGGAGGGTATCTACTCCCGGCTTTATGGGGGCGTAGCTCAGTGGTAGAGCAGCATCGTGGCCTTGTGCCCTTTGCGGTGAGTACGGAGGGACGGCAAGCACACCGGTTCCTATGTCAGTACCAACGAACCAAGTGCGGGTTCGTTGCGCGGGTTCGACTCCCGCCGCTCCCAGAACCCCATTTATAGCGGGGACTTCGAGAGCCCCTATCCGACGGCGAAGGATGAGCCGTATGGCCTGCCGGAAGAAAGGACCGGATCAATCGATGGTTGCAGAGCGTGGCACCTTCGAGGATGGGATTACGCAAGGTAGGGGAGTGAAACGGTTTCCATACCGGTCTCATAAGCCGGTGACAGCGGGTTCGACTCCCGCCCCTGCCTATGTGGCTGTAGCTCACCTGGTAGAGCGTCAGGCTGTGGTCCTGAAGGTAGCGGGTTCAAGTCCCGCCAGTCACCGTCCGGATTTTCCGCTGTTGTGCGGGGGAGGTAGCAATCCCGCGTCCAACTGGGAGGGCGGATCATCCGGTTCTTTCCTGTCTCTCCCGGAAATGGAGGATCCCGTGAAAAGTCCTGTCAATCGCTGCACCTGTGGCCATGTTCCGTTCTTGATCCGCAAAGGTGGCCAGTGCTGGTACCACTGCAAGATATGTGGCCAGTCCGGAGCCAAGGCTGCGAATGCTCCTGGTGCGGAAGTCGCATGGAATGAAAAGAGTGTTGAAAGGCAGAAAGCATGATCGTGTCACGTCCTGAGAAGACCTTCGAGCCCCTGCCAGTTGGACTTGAGCCAGCCATCTGCATCAACTACTTCGACCTGGGCCTGCAGCGCGGATTCCGTGGGAAGACCCAGCACAAGGTCGTGTTGCTGTTCGAGCTTGAAGCCAGGAAAAAAGACGGATCGGCGTTCCTGGCCTCCAAGAAATACACCGCCAGCCTGGATGAAAAGGCCAACCTGCTCAAGGACTTGCAGTCCTGGCGTGGCGTGGCTTTTACCGATCAGGAGCTGCGCGGCTTCAACCTGGATTCCATCAAGGGCAAGGGTTGTCAGCTCAACCTGGTATCCATCCGCAAGGCAGATGGCGACCCCTACACGGTGGTGGATACCATCATGCGCCCCCGGAAGGACTGGAAGCCGTTCCAGGTGCAGACTGCCTCGGACTATATACCAGACTGGATCCTGGAAGCCATTGATGCACAGATAGGCCCAGGCCAGGGACACGGTGCCCCGGACATTGATGACGATGTTACCTATGACAGCCAGCCCGAGCTGGAGCCCACATTCTGATGGCCTCAAAACATGCATCCCGGAACGTGCGCTCCACGGCCGCCCGGGACTTCATCAAGATCATGGAAGGCCTGTCCTACGGTAGCCGCCCCTGGGACATCTTCACAGACTGGACCGTCCTGGCCTCCTGCGCAATCTACAACCGGATATTCAATGACCCGGATGTGGAACGCCAGTATATGGACGTGGCTGGCCGGTATGCCCCGGACAAGCTGGCAGGCATGCGCGAACTGCTGACGATTGCCATGGAGACACTGCTTGAGGATCCTCGGGACTTCCTGGGCGAGATATTCGAAGGGTCCTCCTTTGCCAACGGTAACCATGGGCAGTTCTTCACACCCTGGAACCTCTCGGTGCTGATAGCCCGGATGTCACTGCAGGGCTTCCAGGAAATCCCGGGCCGGATCCTGACCGTGTCCGAACCGGCCTGCGGGGCTGGCGGGATGTGCCTGGCTGCCTGCCAGGTGTTCTCCGAAGCAGGGCTGAACATCGCCTCGGATGTCTACTTCGAAGCCCAGGACATAGACCCCACCTGCTCCAGGATGGCGTACATCCAGTTGTCCCTGGCCGGCGCGGCCGCCGTGGTGGCCTGTGGTGACACCCTGCGGATGACCCGCAACTGGGCATGGCCGACCCCAGCCTATGTGCTCAACCAGGTAGGGAGCCGCCTTGCCAGCCAGCGGATGCTCGACAGCATGCGGTCCCTGCTGGATCTGACCAGCCCGACTGAGCAATCCAGCCCGTCCGGGGCAGAACCGTGCCGCATGGATGTACTGGAGCTGCCGCCTGCCCGGGAGTACGTGCAAGCGGACCTGTTCGAGGTGGGCGCATGAAAAGGACAAGGACAAAAGGCATGCCAGAACTGAGAACCATCACCGGCAGGACCGAGGCGGCTGTAAGAAAGGCAATCAAGCGCCGTTGGCCGTGGCTGGTCCAATCAGGCTTGCCGGTGGCCCTGACCGCCACACAGGCCCTGCTGATCATCGAGGACCTCAAGCAGGTCCAGAACAAGTACGGCGTTGCGGCAGTCCCGGATCGCACGGTTGACGGGATCCGCTTTGACAGCAAAGCCGAAGCCCGACGCTGGCAGGAACTGAAGCTCATGGAGATGTCCGGGGCAATCAAGGACCTTGAGCGCCAGCCGGTATATGTACTCATCGCTCCGTTTGTATCCCGGGATGGAACAAAGCACCGGGGCGTCAAGTATCGCGGCGACTTCCGGTATCTGGATGTCAGTACGGGTCAGGTGATCTGTGAGGACGTGAAAGGAGCCAGGACAGAGGCCTACAGGGTAAAGAAGGCCATGCTGCTCTGGCGGTACCCGGACATCAATTTCCGGGAAGTGCACTTGCGGGGCTGAGGCCCCGGGAAGGAGAACGGATGGACTACCAGGAAGTGACCCTGGACACCCTCAACATGGGGGCAGCCCGGGAACTGTTCGAGGCGTCCTGGCAACGCCTACTGGACAACATCGGAGACGAGAACACAAAGGCTACTGCGGTCCGGTCGATAGCAATCACGGTGAAGGTGAAGCCGAACGACCAGCGCAGCAGTGCAGAGACAACCGTTTCCATCGTTGAACGGCTGGCCCCGCTCAACCCGCACGAGCACTTCATCGTGCTATCCGGGGACGGACAGAGGGTGCAGGCATACACAGCCGACCCCAAACAGCAGGTCCTAGGCCTTGAAGAGCCCGGGAATGTCACACCATTTGCGGCTGGGACCGCAGGGAGGTAATCAATGGAATTTGGGAAAGACACGATCGAAAAGATCGAAAGCTTGGTCAGAGCCGCCGACGGGATCGATGTCCTCATCGATCAGAGGCATTACTCAACCCGGGATCTGAAACCGGTCTTGTTCGAGCCCAAGCCGGCCGCCCTGAAGGTTGTGACCCTTACAGGTCTGGTTGACTACATCAAGGCAAACCGGGACGGCCTGCAGCTGGAGAAGTGCGTGATCCTGGTCGAGTCATTCGACAAGGTCACGCTTGCTTCTGAACTGATAGGCGATAAGCGGGAACGTGCGTACTTCATTACCGCCATGGTTGACGATGGCCTCAAGGTCTATCCGTTCGAAAAGTACATGCCGGTGGAAGGCTTTGTCATTGCCCTGCGGTCCATGTTTGAGCCGACCCCGGATCTCGAAAAGATGATCACCTATGTCTCCAAGGTCCGGGGCGGTAAGGCTTTCAGCCTTGAAGATGATGGTGTATCGCAGACTGCTTCTGTACAGACATCAGCGTCCGGGGCATTGACGAAAAAAGAGACCGCACCGGCAATCGTAAAGCTTCGCCCATACCGCACCTTCCGTGACATTGACCAGATCGAGTCAGAATTCCTGTTCCGCATGAAGCTCATCGACACTGAGGAGAACGTGGTCGGCTGTGCCTTGTTCGAGGCTGACGGCGGGCGCTGGCGTAACCAGGCAACGAACGCCATCCGGGACTTCCTGAAAGGATCGCTCCCAGAAGGGCCTGCAGTCATCGCATAGCGGTATGAGAACTGGATACCGGTTGGACCAGGATAAAAGACCGGTATACGGAAACGAGGCGGATGCCGGGGCCCCGTTGCTCGACGCCCAGCTGGATCACGGCCAGCCGCTTCCATCAGGAGGAAATATGAAAAAGCGGATCCAGCACGGATGCACAGTATACGAGTCCATGACTGAGTGCATGGATGCCCTGGACCTGTCCTACTCAGTCCTGACAGGGCTCCTGGACCAGGCAGAGCAAGGGAAACAGGCCATGCTCATGGGCCAGCCTATCCGGCCACTGTCCGGGGCCCTGCACCATGTTGAGCGCCCGGAGGCCCTGGTGGACGCTGCCAGGATAATACGCCGACGTGGGCGGCCGCTGCTGACTGGCGGATACTGCACTCATCGCCTGGGCACCTACCATGGAGGGCGAGTCTGATGGACCGGATCATGCTGGGGGTACGGATTGTGATCGTAGGTGGGCCCTTCGTCTGCATGTTTGTCGTACTGTCCATCATTGGGCTTGGCCCTGCCTTTATCGAACTCAGGACTTGGTGGAGGACTCGATGCGCACTGCACTCATAGCCCTGGGTATCGGACTGGCTATTGTTTCGGTGGTAGTGGCCCTGTGCTGCTGCCAGTTGTCGGGGCGAATCTCCGAACAGGAGAGAAAGGCTGGTCTTGATGTCTAAGCTGCCCTTGATCCTTGTACTGCTCCTGGCATCCTGCCAGCGCTCTCAGGTCCCGGAGCCTGTAGCCGCATGGCAGGAGCCAAGGATAGAGATTGTCCAGCTGTCCTGGCGTTCCGGGGAGCTTCCAATAGGGCACCCGGTGGCAGCAGCCTGGAAGGCCGGTAATTCAGTAATCATGAGGGCTGTAATCCGCACAGACTTTGCCGGCACATTTGAATGGTGGGGAGAAGGCCTCCCTGCCTGGCCAGTTGAACGGGAGCCTGATTGGTGGGCTCCATTGCCGAAGGGAATACAGAGACCATGAAAGCTGTTGTCAAAGCGCCCTGGCGTTCAGGGCACGACTGCCCGGATTTCCTACGTATTACCGCCAACGGCGGTATGAATAAACTGCCGCCTACCAGAAGCCAAGGAGGACGGCGTAAGAAAGAATCTTCGTATGTTACACAGGGGGCAGGGCGATGAAGAATCCCTGGATCAAGCTGTGGCGCAATACGCTCAGTGATGAGAAGCTTTCATTCCTGATCCGCCGCTATGGCCATGAATGCTCAACCTTCTGGGTAGCGTTGCTTACCAAGTGCGAGGACGGCGTTCTCCACCTGGATGAGGATGTATTCGCCGACCTGTGCTTCATGGAGGACAAGCGGTACCAGGAGATCCGGAAGGTCTTCATTGCCCGTGGCATGGTGGCCCAGGATGAGGACGGCCGCCTGGTCGTGGTCAATTGGGACGAATATCAGACCGGTGAGTCCACTGACCGTGTCCGGCGGTTCCGGGATCGGCAGCGTCAGCCTGTGCCGCTTCCTCCCGAATCCCCTGGCCAGCCGGATGCAACCACCGGGAACGCTAGTGAAACGGCATGTAACGCAAATGAAACGGAAATGGAGCGGTCAGATATAGAAGGAGAAGGAGAAAAAGAAGGAGAGGGAGATATATATGCGCAAAGCCGTGAAATATCTGCCGGCAGTTCGGATGAACCACCGAAGGCCAAGACTCCCCAGCCACCAGCTCCGCTCCCTGACCATTTCGAACTTGCCAATGCCTGGTACCGGCGCTTTGCACATGCCAGGGGGATCCTGGTAGGTCCCAGCGAGAAGGACCGCCTGCGGGCCCGGGATCTGCTAGCCTGCATAGACGGGAACCTCCCCGTAGCCCTCAAGGCCGTTGACTGGTACTTCGAGCACTGGAAGCGGTACTGGTTTGCCGTATCAAAGCCCACCAGGGCAGGGCCGGACAGCCACAAGAAGCCGGACTACAGCTTCCCGGCGTTCTGTGCCAATTTCGCCACCCTTGCTGGTGATGCCGTTTCCGGGGACCCGGGGCAGTCCGGGGCGTCTGGTGAGGCTGCCTGGCTGGTCAAGCTCCGGGAAGCTGGCTTTGCCGATCCACAGGAGCAGACAGGATGACAATACAGGCATTCATAGGCGCGTGTGTGGCCTACTTTGGCCCCTGGGATGAACACCTGTCCCATGTGGCCACGGCCATAGCCGAGTATCTCAGGGATGAGGTGCATCCCAGGATGTACGAGGCAGCTTTCCTGGCGCTCAGGCGGTCCCATTCGATTAGGTATGGAGCTCCGGATGTAGCCGACCTGGAGTTGGCAGTTAAGAGGGCAGAAGAGCGTGGAACCAAGCTGCGTAGGCCGTACAAACAGGAATCATGGAGTTCGTCCGGGGCACATGAAAGCAACGAAGTTTTGTCGGATGAGGACAGAGCCACCGTGGCGCAGGCCATGGCTCTGTTTGACCAGTTTGTCAGCCAGAAAGTGGTAAGGCACCTATGATACTGCAGGCTGAGCGTTCCAGGCTGATAGCCATGGCACGGCAAGGTGCACTGAGCCCGGAAGACCAAAGAAGACTAGCGGACGAACTGGAAGCCCAGGTTGCAGAGAGTGTCGCTCTGGTCGGGCATATACACCGGATAGTGAAGAGACTGGAGGAAGCTGAATCATGAGATACGAAGCAATCCCCAAGAAGAAGATTGGCACCGACAGGCCGCCTGATTACGAGATCCGCCCTGTAGGAGCGGGCAGGGGAACAGGGAAGATCTGCACGGTTCATGGCTATTATGGTGTTGATACCGAATCAATAGCCAAGAGGATTGTCGATGCGCTCACTGAATACAATGTAATAAATGGTAGAGATATAAATATCTCTTGACAAATGTATAGCAGTATTGTTTACTATAACCAAGTGAGTGAATTGTTTCAGGGATCCTCCCCAAGAACCCTGAAGCATTGAAGCCGCTGAGCATGCTACGGCGACGAAGCGCGAAACATCGCGTGACGTTACCATTCGCTCGGCGGCTTTTTTGTTTTGTCGCCGGGCATCTTGGAGAGTCCGGTGCCGAGCAAGCCAGCGCGTTCCTGCAAGTATCCCCGATGCCCGAATTACTCAAGCGATGGGACTGGCTACTGCACCGATCATGTACACCTATACATCCCGTTCGTCAGAGGCGATGACTCCAGGCCGTCGATCTATGCGCGTGCTGGATACGGTGCCGAGTGGAAGCAGGCGCGTGCCAGGCAGCTGGCCGCGTATCCTTCCTGCAGGTACTGCGGCAGGCCAGCCACCGACGTGCATCACCTGGTTCCGGTCAAGCGCGGCGGGACTCATGACTCTGCTAATCTAATATCACTCTGTGGAAGCTGCCACAACCTGGTTGAACCGCGTGGAACTGCTGCCAGGGGAGGGCGGGTCAAAAGTTCAGGAGCCCCCAGGATAACCCGCATGGGGGTCCCTTCTGCACACACCGATGAAAACCAAGTAAGGGGTCAGCCATGACTCCCAAGGCTCCCGCCATCGTCAAACGCAGCACGGCGGCCAACCGTGCCTGGCGTGGCTTATGGGCTCTGCTTGAGTCAAACGGCATGGCCGAGGATATCTATGCCCCGACAGTTGCCATCCTGGCGGTTGAACTCGGCCTGGCCGAGGATGCCTCCAACGCCATCTATAGGCCGCTCGATCCTGAAACAGGCAAGCGGGTCAAGCGCACCCTCGAAGAATACCTTGAAGGCCGGAACAGCCAAACCGCCCAGGAGCTGACCCTGCTCCGGGACTCGCTGAAACACGCAAGCATCCTGGCTGACAAGTTCGGCACCTCGCCGTATGCGCAGAAGAAGGCGGGGACAAGCCAGAAGAAAACCGAAGAGTCCCCGATGATGGCGTACATCCGCGCCGCCAACGAGCGCATGCGAAAGCAGAGGGTGTCATGAATCCGGTATGCAGCGTCGGCGATTATCGCTGGATGGAATACGCAGACCGGATCCAGAGCGGCGAGCAGGTTGCCTGCCACTGGATGAAGCAGGCAGCCAAGCGGTTCCTGGAAGACCTGGAGTCACAGGCTGATGAAGGATTCCTGTTTTACTTCGACGAACACGAAGCCCAGCTTGCCGTGGATTTCTTCCCGTTGTTCCTGCGTCACTACCAGGGTGACCTGACAGGGACGCCATTGTTCCTGGAACCATGGGAACAATTCATCATCGCGAATATCTACGGCTGGAAGCGCAAGTCCGACAACCTCCGGAGGTTCCGCAAGGTCTATATCAGTGTTGCCCGCAAGAACGGCAAGAGCGCTATTGCTGTCGGCATCGGGATCAAGGGCTTGCTGCTCGACGGAGAAGGCGGGCCGCGTGTTGTATGTGCCGCAACAAAGCGAGCACAGGCGCGGATTGTCTGGGATATCGCCGCTCTTACGGTCGAGCAGAATCCGGAACTGATGAGCCAGTTCGGAATCAATATTTCCAAGAGTCTGAACACTACCAAAATCCAGGTCGTAGGTACGGCCGCTGACTTCATCCCCCTCGGGCAGGACTCGAAGACCGAAGACGGACACAACGTCCATGTCGGCATCATCGACGAATACCATGAGCACCCGGATGACAAGATGGTCGGCGTCATCAGGACGGCGATGGGATCCCGCAGCCAGCCCCTGCTGTTCATCATCACCACTGCAGGCTTCGATGTGCAGTCTCCGGCCTACGAAGAGGAGCAATACCTCAAGCGCGTGCTCGAAGGCAACGTCCGCGACGATGCGTACTTCGGGCTGATCTATACCCTGGATGAAGGTGACGATTACCGCGACCCGAAGGTCTGGATCAAGGCGAATCCGAACCTCGGCGTCGGGAAGTTCGAGGAGCAGATATCCACCCTGGTCAAAGAGGCCGAGCACAAGCCCGGCTCCAAGCTGCAGGTCCTGACCAAGGAGCTGAATGTCTGGACGCAGGCGCTGTCCACTTGGCTGGACTGGAACACCTGGCGGAAATGCAACAGCAGGAAGATCAACGAGAAAGCGCTGAAAGGACGACCGTGCTGGGCAGCTTTGGACTGCTCGATGAGCCGGGACCATACCGTCGTGACCTATGCTTTCGAGCCGGCCACCCCTGGCGGAACCTGGGATTACATCCACCGCATCTGGGTCCCTGCGGATGACCTGAACGAAAAAGCCATAAACGACAACGCCGACTATACGCGCTGGCTGGCCGATGGCTGGATGGAGCACCCGGGCCCGACGATCATCCGGGACGAGGTGTTCAGGCAGATCCAGGAAGACCTCGAGGTATTCGACATCCGTGAACTGGCATGCGACCGCTACGGAGACGGGCAGCCAATCGCCTTGGATCTGGAAGAGGGCGGGTTGCCTGTTGTCATGTTCCCGCAGAGCGCCAAGGAATTCACCGCACCGACAAACGAGTTCGAGCGCCTGGTACTGGCTGGTCAGATGAACCACGGAGGCAACCCGCTGATGGATTACTACGTGCTTTCCGCGCACATCTACAACGGCCCGAACGACACCCGCAAACCGGTCAAGCGCCGCAAAGGCGATGACACTTCCAGGATAGACGGGGTGATCACCTCGGTCATGGCCACCTGGCGGGCCCTGATTTCGAGCAACTCAGGACCATCGGTCTATGAGGAACGGGGGGTACTGACCATATGAGCGCGAAACCAGGATTGATACAGCGGGCGGCTCTTAGGGTGGTCAAGAATATGAGCTCATCCGACCTGGCAGCCATGCTTATTGCCAGCGGATCCGCAAGCGGGAAGTCGATCAATCATGAGACCTCCCTTGCTTCTTCGACTGTTTATTCGTGTGTCCGCATCATTGCAGAGACAATAGGGTCTCTGCCCCTTCATGTTTATAAAAAGCTTGAAGATGGCGGGAAGGTCAGAGCTTATGCACACCCGAATTATGATCTTCTCAATTTCAGGCCTAATCCATGGCAAACCTCGATGGAGTGGCGAGAACAGATGGTCGAACATCTTGCTCTGCGAGGGAACTATTACGGGGCGCTATTGAAGCACGGGGACGACATCATAGACGATGTGATCCCACTGCATCCTGACCGTACCACAGTCAAGCAACTCCCCGACTATTCTCTGGGGTACGAAGTGCAACGCGAGAACGGCGGGCGCATAGTCCTGGCGCAGAAAGACGTGCTGCATATCCGTGCCATGCCCGGCCCTGATGGGATCATTGGCCGGTCGGTGATTTCCCACCAAAAAGACCTGATCGGTTCCGCGCTTGCCACGCAAGAGTATTCCGGTAAGTTGTTCCGCAACGACGCTACCCCGGGCGTAGTGATCAAGTATCCCAAATCAATTTCATCCGATGCCCTGAAGCGACTCAGGGAATCCTGGAACGAGGCATACAGCGGATCGGCAAACGCCCGACGCACTGCCATTCTTGAAGACGGTGCCGACATCACCAAGCTGTCGATGACCGCCGACGAATCCCAGTTCATAGAGACCAGGCGACTGCAACGCTCCGAGATAGCGGGGCTGTTCAGGGTGCCACTGATACTGCTGCAAGCCGACCAGCAGACAGCCACCTATGCCAGCGCAGAGCAGTTCATGCTTTCGTTCATGACCCATTGTATCAGACCCTGGCTGGTCAGGATCGAGCAGGGCCTTCACCGGTCATTGTTCACAGCTCCGAAAATATATGCCCCGGAATTCAACGCAGAAGGGATGCTGCGTGGAGATGTGGCAACACGCTACAAGGCCTATGCAGTCGGCCGCCAGTGGGGCTGGCTGTCTGCCAACGATATCCGCGACAGGGAGAACATGAACCCGATCGAAGGCGGCGACACATACCTGGAGCCGCTCAACATGAAAGATGCCTCCAAGGAGGGCGACGATGAGAAGTAAATGGTTTGCCATGGAGGCCAAGGCCGACTCTGCCGAGATCTCAATCTTTGACGAGATTGGCGGATGGGGAATATCAGTCTCTGAGTTCAAAGAGGCCTTCGACCTGATCCGTGACAGGAAAGAAATCACGGTGTTCATCAACTCCCCAGGAGGGTCTGTCACCGAGGGGATGGCGCTATACAACATCCTGGCATCCGCCAGGGACCGGATCACCATCGAAGTGATCGGCCTTGCCGCCTCCATCGCCTCCATCGTCGCTCTGGCCGGCAAGAGCCTGGTCATGGATGAGGGGACGTACTTCATGATCCACAACCCCTGGACTATCACCTGGGGAGAAGCCGACGAACTGCGGAAGACTGCGGATGTCCTGGACAAGATGCGCGGCGAGCTGATCAACATCTATGCCGCCCGATCCGGTCTGGCTGGGGAGGAAGTGGCACAGATGATGGACGATGAGACCTGGCTGACTGCCGACGAAGCCCAGGCTCATGGTTTTGCATCCTCCGTGCGAAAGACCGCCAAAGCTGCAGCGCTGTCCGTGTTCGACCTTTCCAAGATCGGATTCCAGCATCCTCCCAAGGCGTTCGCGCCAAGGAACAAGGCTGCTGAAATAAAGACCATTCGAGACTACGAGGGATTCCTGCGGGATGCAGGGTTCTCCCGGGCAGAGGCAGAAACGCTTGCCTCTCGCGGCTTCAGGGCTTACCAGCGGGATGCTGGGCAAGCCCTGGACGATGTCGAAAGCCTCATCGCAGCACTGCATGGTGCTGCCCAAACCCTGAAATAAGGAGTCCCCAGATGGACGAACTGAAAAAGGCCCTGGAAGAGCTTCAGAAATCCTGGGCCGATTACCGCAAGACCAATGACGAGCGCCTGGCTGCCATGGAAAAAGGGCAGGGCGTTGCCGAGCTGGAAGCGAAGCTGGCCAAGATCGATGTGGATGTGGCCAAGAACCAGAAGCTCGTGGACGAGCTGTCCGCCCTGCAGGCCCAGGTCAACCGCATGAACCTGGGTGGGGCTGGCGGGATGGGCAATCATCGAGACGCCGAGATCAGGCGCGAATTCAACGACTGGGCTCACCAGGCGTCGGACAAAGGGTACTTCAGGGCGGCCGCTACCCGGGACAGTAATCCGGACGGCGGGTTCCTTGTCATGCCCGAGTTTGAGGCCGGGATGGATCGTGTCGCCGAGACTATCAGCCCTATGCGGCAGCTTGCCGATGTAAGGGCCACCCGCAGTGCCGAAGTCAAGCTGCATGTGACTACCAGTGGTGCAGGCGGTGGCTGGGTGGGCGAGCGCGATGTACGGGGGGAGACCGACACTCCCGAGCTCGACGAAATCGTCATCAACGTAAAGGATATGTACGCCAAGCCCAAGGCCTCCCAGGATCTCCTGGACGATGCCGAAGCCGACGTAGCCGCCTGGCTGCAGGATGAAGCTGGCATAACCTTCGGAGAGCTTGAGGGAGCAGCTTTCATATCGGGTAACACCCCGAAGCGGCCGCGCGGCATTCTGTCCTACGACAAGGTGGCGAACGCCAGCTATGCATGGGGCAAGCTTGGGTACGTCCATACCGGAGTGTCCGGCGGCTTCCATGCCACCAACCCGGCAGACAACATCATCGACCTTGTGCACGCCCTGAAAGGCAAGTACCGCAATGGTGCTGCGTTCATCGCAGATGACACCGTCATAGCGGCCATCCGCAAGTTCAAGAACACCTATGGCTACCTATGGCAGCCGTCACTGGTGGCCGGGAATCCATCGACCATCATCGGATATCCGGTGTACTCGGACGGCAACGTCCCGGTCATGGGAGCGGATTCTTACTCCCTGATTTTCGGCAACTTCAAGCGCGGGTACGCGATCCGCGACCGCGCCGGAATCTCGATCCTGCGCGATCCGTACAGCACCAAGGGTTTTGTGGAGTTCTACACTACCAAACGCCTGGGCGCCGGTGTTCGCAACTTCGAGGCCATCAAGCTCATGAAGTTCGGAACGAGCTGAGAGGGCTAAAGCGCAATACGGGCGGGCTTAGCCCCGCCCGATTCTGAACCAAGGAGACAAGGACATGAAGGATCTTCATAGCATAGTAGCCGTTGATCAGCTCATACCAGCAGCCACGCATGAAGCTGACAACACTCCCACTGCAGCTGATCTGCTCGGCTTCGAGTCGGCTGAAATCGTCATTGCTGTAGGCGTAGGCGGCATCACCTTCACCACCAGCAACAAGGTGGAATTCAAGCTCACCCATTCGGACGATGGAGCCAATTACGAGGCCGTGACCGTGGATGACATGCTCGGCCTCGACTCGGTAGGCACTGGCGGCATCATACATAGCTTGATAGCCGCCCATGCTGCGGCGACCGTGACCAAGGTTGGCTACAGGGGAGGCAAGCGCTACCTCAAGCTGCTTGCCGATTTTACCGGCACCCATGCCGCCGGTACTCCGATGGCAGCCATTCTGGTCAAGGGCGATCCTGGCCGGGCGGTAGCGTAACCAATGGAAACCTCTGCCAGGGCTATGACCGTCCATCCGGATACGCATGCCCTGGCTGAGGCCTTTAAAAGACTGGAAGGTAATCAATGCCAGTAGCAGTAGCTGCCAATGCAATAATCTCATGGGCGGAATACAAGGCCATGTTCGGCATCACCGATGATGACGAGCAGGACAGGTATCAAACACTCATCAACCAGGGATCCAGCCGCATCGAGCAGTTCTGCAAGCGGAGCCTCAAGGCCACCGCCTATACCGGAGGCACCGCACTGATCCTCGACGGGACCGGGCGCGAAACCCTCATCTCTCCGCATTATCCGGTCAACGCAATCACCGGGCTTTACATCGACACCGACAGGGCCTTCGGCGCCGGGAGCCTGCTCGATTCCTCTGACTACACGTTCTACGCAAAGACCGGCTTTATACGTTTGTTCTCCCGGTGCTTCCCGGATATGCCGGCCACGGTCAAGCTGGAATGCAACGCTGGCTATGCTGCCTCCAGTCCGGAATGGCAGATCATCCAGGGAGCTTGCTTCGAGCTGGTCAAGTGGATGGCAGGGCGGCTAGGCGCCACAGGGTTTATCGGCATGCGGTCCCAGACAAATGCGGACGGCATGAATGTCTCGTGGGAGCTAGACATGCCAATGAATATCAAGGAAATGCTCCGCGATTTCAGGGACTCGATATGATCGGCCTAACGGTAATTGTGAATGGCAACCTCGAAGAAAACTTTGCCAAATTCTCTGACCATGCGCCGAGGCTGGTAGACAAGACACTCCGGATCGTAGCCTACCGGTACCGCAAGCACCTGCTTACCGACTATCTTTCCGGGGGCATGCTAAGGGAACAAACCGGCACCCTGAAAAGATCAGTCGTAGTTGGCAAGAAGCGCGGATTCAAGTTCGTCTACCTGGTCGGTTCCAAAGGTGTAAAAAACAAGGCCGATGGAACCTACAACGCGAACGCCATAAAACTGGCAAACATCTATGAACACTCCGGCGGATACACTGTCCGCCCAAAAAATAAAAAAGCCCTCCGCTTCATGGGCGACAACGGAGAGTTTGTTTTCGTTCGTGGAGAGGTCCGCGGCAGAGAGAGGCCCTTCATGTCCGCCTCAAGAAGATCGTTCCCGTGGACAGCCAAGTTCGCCCAAACTGAAGAAGAAGTCATGGGCAAAGAGATCAAAAGGCTTGCTAAAGAAGGCAGATATATACCGGGAGGGCTTGACTGATGTACGCAAACATCGAGCCCATCCTGTACGGAATCGCCGTCTGGATGGCAAACAATGTGCCCACGTATCTGACCAAGGTTAATGCCGACATGGCATCCTGGCCGGGAAGCATCACCTTTCCCGCGATTTTCCAGCCTGCCGGATCGGTATTCAATCCCCCGGCTCTCAAGCGGGTTTCAGTAGTGACATCGATCCCATCAACCGGACCGTTTCCATTCCTGATGGTCAACTTAGATGATTTCGATGTCGAGTGGTCAGGGCAGAATTCAGAAAAGATAACCTTGAAAATCATGCTGGTGCTGGCCCTGTCTGAATCGAAGAACGGGAAGCTGCTTAGTGCACTGCTCCGGTACGCGGACGCGATCGTCCAGGCAGTTGGGAGCAATGTCACACTGGGCGGGCTTGTCGAAGAAGCCAAGGTGGTCGGCGCAGACAAAGACGAGTTGCCCGGCAAGGATACAGGATTCCTTGTGGTCAACATGACCGCACGGTTTGAGATCATCTGTGAATAATCCGCAGCGCGGATAGGGAGGTAATTATGGCGTTGAAACAGTCGGTCAAATACACGATCGGCAAGGAATCCGGAAGCACTCCCGGTACTGCGGTTGCGCGTACTGCGGTTCTGCCTATCCGTGACATCGGGAGCCTGGACCGGGACATCATCAAGAAGACCGATCCGCTCATCGCAGGGCTCGGAATGGATGTCGGAGAGTATGCCGTCGCCGGGGACGTCAAGGGCAGCATCCCGCTGTCACCACGGCCTTGTACCGGCTGGGGTCATGTCCTCAAGGGTCAGTTCGGAGCCGAAGGTACCCCGGCTGAAATCGTAGGGCTCATCAGGATCAAATACAAGGGAGCCTCCGCTTCCTGTAAGCTGACCACGGACCTGTCGGCAAAGACGATCAACTCCAAGATCGGCGCCCTCGGATCCGAGGCCAATGATGCAGCCTTCGGAACCTCCGGGACACTAACCCTCACAGCCCCCGCAGTGGACACTGTCGGCGAGTTGCGGGATGTCATCAACGCATACACGGATTACGAATGCGAGATCGTGACAGGGGTAGCCGCCACCGCCATCGTGTCCGTTGTTGCCGGTACATTCCAGGGCAAGGGCAAGTGGGCTTTCCTATGGCTGACCGGATCCGGAAGCGGCGCACACCTCCACAGGTTCACTCCGGATCTCACGCTGGGTTCCGCCCGTCCGACCTATTCCATCCAGCGTGATGGATACGAGGATAACTACCTGTACGACGGCGTTGCCATGGGCAAGCTTAGCTTGAGCGCAGCCCTGAAGGCCGACGTGGAAGCCGACATCGATGTCATGGGCATGAAGGAAACAGCGGCGCAGGTAGCTTCTGTCCTGGCAGTTCCCTCCGCAAAGCCCTACCGATTCGGCGGGGGATTCACCTCCGTTGCTGGCACCAAGTACGCCAACGTCCGCAAGCACAATATAAGCTTCGACAACTCGATGATGGCCGACGGGTACGGCCAGGATTCCCTGGATCGTTCGTACCATGAGCGCGGGAAGTTCTTGGCGGAAGGCGGGCTCACACTCCGCCTCGATGCTGTTTCTGTCCTGGAGCGCGCGAAGGCTGAAAGCGGCGTTGCGCTTGCGATGCAGTTCCTGTACTTCGAAGTCGAGAACACCTTCAACCATTCCGTGAAGGGACTCATGCTGGTGGAAATCCCGTATGCGGAAATCTCCGAGACTCCAAAGCCGGAAGCCAACGGGGACTCCCTGGATCTTGGAATCAAATTCAAGGCTTTCAATCCCGGGACTGTTACGCATTACGAACCACCGGTATCAATCTCGATCCTGACCGCTGACGCAGCGGCGTACTGAAAGGCACAGGCAGCATGAGCGGAAAGAAAATAGTGAAGACCATCAACTGGAAAATTGCAGCCGACCGGGTAGCCATCGGGGAGAAGATCGAGCTTGAATCTATGCCCGACTACTGGGTGCGGCCGCGCCGGTACACCAAGCAGGGAGAGGCTGAAATCCTGGCAGCGCAGACCAGGGCTATCGGAAAGTCAAAGCAGATCGCCACATCCCTGATGAACCAGATGCCCGCTCCCGGCAGTGATGCCGAGGAAATGGCTGGTCTTACCGCGCAGGCTCAAAGCGACATTGCAATGATCGTGATGCAGAACGCCAGTGCGGACATGGTCGGCAAGGTCGAGGAGAACACGCTCCGGATCCTGCACGGCATCGAAGATCACAACTTCAACGGCGATCCGGAAAAAGCAACCCAGGAATGGGCCGCAGAGGTTATGGGATACGCCGACATCGCCAATGAGATCCTGGCGCTGGTGAAGGAGCAGAACCTCCCTTTGGGGCTCAGGACGTCTCACAAATCAGGGACGTCACCGAATGGATCTTCGACGGATCAAGCTTTGAAGACGGATGCGGAGACATCGACGGACTAGACCCACGCAGCGCCTTGCTGGCGTGGGGACCATGGGTCCGGGACATGTCCGAGATGATTGATGGCAAGGGAACCATCAGGCATCTACCGGACCCCGGATCATACCGGCAGCAGGTCGCACGGGACATGCTGATTTATTCCATCGCGCGGGGGCGATGGGTAGAGCTGATGAACAAGAAGGCTGAGGGGTAATGAGCAGCGTAACCGTAGAGATCAACGGACGGGAAACAGTCTCACAGGCAGCGCTCCAGGCATCCGGGTCCATGAAGAAAATGGGCGAGGATTCCAAGGGCTTCCTGGAGAATATTACCGTAACCGCAGGAGATGTAGTTGGGGCTATCCAGAAAATCGCCTCATCCGTATCCGAAGTACTCAACCTCTACGCAGTCCAGGAACGCGCTGTAATCAATCTCAACTCGGCAATTGAGCTTTCAGACAATGTCAACAAGGATGCAGCCGAAGGCTTGATCCAGTACGCTTCCGAACTGCAGGCTTTGACCGGAATCGGGGACGAAACGACCATCGCCATCCAGGCCATGCTCATCGCCTCCGGACGCAATGAAGAACAGACCCGCAGCATGATTGCCGCCGCCGCGGATTATTCTGCAGCCACCGGCAAGGATTTCAAGACAACGATCGAGGACCTGAATAAAAGTTTCTCCGGGACACAAGGCAGGATGGGCCAGCTTATCCCTGAACTGAAAGATCTGACAGAGGAACAGCTCAAAGGCGGAGCAGCCATAGATATTGTCGGGCAGAAATACGCAGGCTACGCCGAGAGGCTATCAGGTTCCGCGTCTGTGGCTTTGGCTTCCTTCAAATCCAGCTGGGGCGATATGCAGGAATCACTCGGGGAAGCAATCATGCCAGCAGTGCTTCCAATTCTCGGCGCGCTGGTGGATTTTATAAACGACCCAGTAATACCGGTAATCAAAAGCTTTGCCCCGATCGTACAGGAAGTATTCGAGAATGTAGAGAAATTCATAACCGACCTGAGGCCAGCAGTTGAACCAATCATGACCTGGTTTGCGAATACCTGGACAACGGTAATCGGCCCGAATATCCGCCTGGTCGGATCAATCCTTAAAGAAACCCTGAGCATTGTAAGCGGCATCATAACCGGTGACTGGAAGCGGGTATGGGATAGCTTCAAGCAAATAGTCCTTGATGTTGTAGGCGTTATAAAAAACGCATTCAGCCCGTTGATCGATGCAATCACTCTGGTAGTAGAGGGTATCGGTAAGGCAAAGGATTTCCTTTTGACAAGCGGCCAGAACAATGCAAGCAGGGCGGTCAATGCACCAATCACGGGCGGCAACCGATATGCCCGAGGTACCGGCTCTGCATCTCCTGGTGTGGCAATAGTAGGCGAGGAAGGCCCGGAGCTTGTCATAATGCGTGGTGGAGAAACAGTAATTCCCAACAATCGGCTCACCTCCGCCGCCAAGTCTTTGGGTATTCCGGGTTACGCCAAGGGCACTGGCAGTGACTTCGGATTCGATTTTGCCAGCCCCCTAATGGAGCTGATCTCAAGCATTGTCGGTCCAGTAATGGATGTAGTGAAATCATTTACTTCCGTGACAGCTATCCTGAATCCCCTGCAGACAATCTTCCAGGCCATGATGAACGTGATCGGGCCGCTGGTAGATTCCGTGCTCCAGCCGCTTGTCGGCATCTTGAACATTGTTGGTGCTACCCTGGGAAAGATCCTTGCTCCTGCGATTGCAGCCCTAGGCCCGATCGTCACCGCTCTTTCCCTAGCGTTTGTCTGGTTTTATAATTATGCAATTCTTCCTGTTGGTAATTTATTTATCGCTGTTGGCAACATGATCTACAACGCAGTCACCTACCTGGTAAACGGGCTGCTACGGGCGTACAACAAGATCAACAATATCTGGGGCGGAAAAGATATCGCACTGATGGAGTACCGCGCCTTGAACGATGGCCAACTGGACAAGATCAGCACTGACGATCTGGTCCAGCAAGGCTATACCGGATCCGGAACAACAGGAGGTAACGCAACATACCAGAAGCCCCGCGACCTGACCGTCAACGTCCAGGTGTACACCTCGGCCCTTGTCGGCAATGACGGGATATCGGAATTCTCGCTCATCATCGGGCGCGAATTGAAAGCGGCCGGCGTTCTGAATATGAGTTAACCATGGCAACATACGAAGTACAGATAGATTTCGGCTCCGGCCTCGAAGACATCACCTCCTTGCTGGTGGGTCAGCATCCGGTCAAGCGATCCCGTAGCATCCACAACAACCTGAAACCAGTGATCGGTACCTGTGATTTTACCATCAACAGGAACACGATAATAGTCAACCAGTTCCTGACAGCCTCGATTGATCCGGTAGTAGTCATCACCAAGAATAGCGCTCCGTATTTCAAGGGTACCGTCCGGCGTACCGTGAAGGCTACCGTGGGCCAGCTGCGAGTGGATGCGCTCAAGTGCCAGTGCGTCGATCACCTGTACCGCATGGACGGCAGGAAGTTCTACTCTTCGCTGGTCTGGACGAATTACAAAATCAGCAATCCGTCGAACAAGAGCCAGTCCATCCTACACCATCTTTTCTACATGGCCGGATACTTAGACGCAGAGCTAGACCTACACCTGGTTGACATAACCATCGGAAGTTACGCCCTCGATGGCACCAAGTCAGCACGGGCAATCCGCGACCTGATCGAGACCGTGCTCCGCGATTGCGTTCACACACTCAAGGTGCTGCCCACTGGTGTCATCACCCTCTACGATCTTGCCCCGGCTGCCTATGTCTCCACCGCCACACTGTCCACCGGTGCAGGGGGAAACATTGTCGGCGGGTACACCGTCGAGCGCGATGAGACAAAAGCGGAAGCGGTGGATGTCACGTACTGGGACCACATGGTTCTGACCGGGGAAGTTCTCTTTGAAGATACGACCGGAGCCGCCCCTGGTGTCGATTGCTCCATCCCTGTCCCTGCAGGTACCTACTTCCCGGAAGGCGCAAGCGCCAGCGTAGCCATTCGATGCGTCTTCGACGTGAGGGATTACGACCTGGTATCCGCATCCTCTCCGGTAATCGACTGGAGCCATACCGGAGCTGTGACCAAACAAGTGGAGACCGTTGATGGACTGGGCATGTTCGTACGGTTCTACTCATCGACTGGTGGCGTGATAACCCGGTTCCGGATTATCGGCGATGCAACGGTGAAGAAAAACCAGAACAAAGTGTCCGTTGAAATAGTCTCATCGTCCGATGAGCGCGAAGAGATTAAGTCCGAGCTGCTTACCGAAGCCGTCTCTTCGGGCAAACTGGCTGCAGGGCGAGCAGCTTGGCACAAGAATTCTCTCTACCGTTATTCGATGCCAGTCCTGGCGGCAACCATCCTTGAACCCGGGCAGATCGTGGAGCTCATGGATGCCAACATTCTTGGCGCGTCTCAGGACCTGCGTGTTGTCCGTATCGATGATGGAGATGATGAAAAGCAATACAACGTGGTTTGTGAAGGCGTTTCCGATTACGAAGCTACGGTCATCGTAGGGGTGCCTTCCGTCTCAGGTGAATCTGTCCCTGTCAAAGATGGCGCAATTGGGCCCCAAGGCGCAACAGGTGCAACTGGTCCGCAAGGCCCCCAAGGCTTGCAAGGTCCGCAAGGTGTAGCCGGAGTCAACGGCACCAATGGCCTGGCCGCCGTGGTTGCCTCGATGAACAATGAAGCCCATGTATTGCCTGCCAGTACTGCTGGTGTGGTTTCATCCTACGGCGGTTCTGGTGGTTCGATCCAGGTCTTTGAAGGCAGCACAGCTCTGACCTTCACAACTGGTACTGCTGCTGCAGGACAGTTCAGCATAGGGACTCCGACAGTTAATCCATCGGGGAAAATCACCGTAGGAGCTAGGTCGGGCAACGGTACGACCACGGCTGTCATTGCCAATCACTCTGCCATGGACGATGCCACGGACTCGGTTGTCATAACGTATCCGCTGACCATCAAGCGGGCAAACGGCGACACCATCAGCCTGTCTTTGATTCAGACACTTACCAAGGCAAAGACAGGGTCAACTGGCGATACTGGTGCAACCGGGGCAGCCGGTCAGAACGCCACAGCATACTGGCTGGTCACCGATGTGGCAGCAATAGCAAAGAGCCAAGCCGGGGATTATACCCCTGCTTCGTTGGCAATATCATCCATGAGCCAGACCGGCACTGGAACCCCTGCAGCTTACGCAGGCCGGTACATCATCGCTGACACGACCGATGGATCCACCTGGACGAATCGGTATACCAGTTCCGCCAATGAATCCAGCAGGAGTTGGACGCCGGGAGCCGGAATCAAGGCGCTGCGGGTTAGGCTCTATCTGGCAGGTGGAACCACAACACTTCTGGATGAAGAGGTAATACCGATAGTCACCGATGGGCCAACTGGTCCTCAGGGCGCGCCTGGCGCTGATGCATATTCTGTCATCCTCTCCAACGAGGCCCATATCATCGCCTGTGATCGTCTGGGACAGGTGATAGCCGGAGAGCTTGGATCAGGCTCGCCAGCATCATGCACCGTGAGGGTATTCCGGGGAGCGACTGAGCTGACATACGGTACCGGGGCAAACCAATGGAATATGGCGCTGGCATCGGCAACTGGTATCTATCAGGTCCAGTCAGGGGCGGCGTTCTACCTGGTCGGCGCATGGCCTGACGCGGGGGCTGTTGATATTTCGATAACCGTGGTAGGTGGCCCGGTAATCACAAGGCAATTCCGGTACTCCAAGCAGGCAATCAGCAAGAAAAACATCATGAACACCAGCCGCCTGCTTGCTGACACCACCCTCCCGACGCGGCTGGTCGAGGGTACCGGGGCAACTGGCGGATGGCTGACTACTGGTGGTGGGACTCAGTGCGTTTCCAAGGCGGGACCTCATGGGTTGCTGGTCCCGGTTATCCAGCTATCCAGCACCGATCCCATCGCTACAACCAACGGAGGGATAAACTCCCAAAGGGAGACAATCGCCGACAGGACCAAGCGCTATCGGCTGGCTGTCTTTGTCCAGGTGCTGGATACCTCTGGCCGCTGGCGCGTAGGTGGACCCCCGGTATCCACCCATTACGAGACTCTGGCTGGCGTTGCATCCTCGGCTCCGTATTTTTACTCAGTGGTAGCCAACAACGTCTTGACGCCGGGGCGATGGTATCTACTGGTTGGCAACATCTACGAGGAGGGTTATTCAGGAGGCATCGATCCTCTGTCTGGCCTGTACGATGTGCAGACTAAGGCAAAGGTCCGATCTGTAGACGCAGAGTTCAGACTTGCGCCTACGGCCACGACCATCGGCATGTATTCCACTTTGTACTCAAGTGGATCACCCGCGCTGACAACCACGCAAAAACTGTGGCTGTACAGCCCCCGCGTGGATATCGTGGACGGCACTGAACCGACCATAGACGAACTGCTTTCCGGCAGGGTCCTAGGTCCATTAGTCTCACTGGCCACCACATCCCATGTGATGCGCTATGACAGGGACGGCAACAACACCACAGGAGATATCACCCTAACCGCCACGCCACTCAACAACGTGGGAGCCGTCGCATTCTCGACCTCGCCGACTGTTACCCTGACAGGTACAGGGAACACGCGAACGCTCACCCCGGCAAGCTTCGGTAGCAACGGCCAAGTTGTCGTTACCGTTTCGGTGGACGGCGTTAGCGATTCGATTACAATAGTCCGGGTTCAGGATGGGCCTACCGGAGCCCAGGGTCCGCAAGGTATCCAGGGGCTGCAGGGAGTACAGGGAACTCAGGGCGTCCAGGGTATCCAGGGAACGCAAGGCGTGGCTGGAACCAATGCAATTGTTGCAACCCTGACCAATGACGCCATTGTTGTGACCACCCTGGCAGACGGTACGGGTGGCACATGGGGCGGAGCCAACTGCCAGTCCACCATGCAAATCTACGACGGCGCTACCCTGGATACCGGCTGGGCATTTGCCAGGACCAACGGCTCAGGCGTCACCTCGACCATTGGAGCATCCACCGGCCTTCTGACCGTCACGGCGATGTCGGTTGATTCAAGCCACGTGGACATAACGGCCACGAAATCTGGAAAGCCCACCCTGACGGTCCGGGTCACGATAGCCAAATCAAAAACCGGCGTCGCTGGCGCCGATTCGGTGGACCGGTGGATGATCCCCAGCATCGGGGCTCTTGGCAAGAACATCTCCAACGTCTACAACCCGACCACCGTCACCTTCACCGCCTACACACAGACCGGAGCTGGCAGTCCATCAGCCTACGCAGGCCGGTTCATCATCGCCGAGTACAACGGAACGACATGGACCGACCGCTACACTTCAAGCGCCAACGAATCGTCCAAGGTCTACACACCGTCTTCCGGTACCGGCATCCCGGCCATACGGTGCCGCCTGTACCTGGCCGGCGGAACGACCACCCTGCTGGACGAGGAGTCCATTCCTGTCGTGGTCGATGGTGCTACCGGTGCAACAGGAGCTACCGGGGCCACTGGCGCAACAGGTCCAACAGGCCCCACAGGACCTACTGGGGCAACAGGAGCCACTGGATCACAGGGGCCTCAAGGAATCGGAGTTGTCACTTGGGTAAAATCTTCTAACGTAACCATTGTAGATCCATTCACTATCAAAAAAGTCAGTGGTACAGGATGGGCAGAGGGAGCCTATTCCCAGGAAAAGTACGGCGCGTGTCATCTCACCTTTATCCCGAATGCAACCAACCTGACTTTCATGGTTGGCTTGAATGATGCCCCCGACTTTGGATACACCTCGATGGAGCATTGTTTCTATATTCAGGCTGATGGTCGGTATTCAGTACGTGCTCCAGGGGGGACGGTTAAGCTAGCGTCCAGTGCTGCAACAGCCTACACAACGGGAACGACTTTTGAAATTATCTACGATGGGGCTCATGTATTCTTCTGTGTCAATGGAGTGATAGTACATATTGAGTTTGTTGCCACTCCTGCGGTTTACGCTGCGGCTCTTTCTTTTTCAAGCAATAACGCCCAGGCCAATTACTTGGCGTTCAACTCTGGTGGTGTTGCACCAAGGGTGCCTGAATATCACGGTGTTACAGCACGCGCCAATGATCGGCTCAAGGGAGATTGGTATCTGAATACCGGCACAAAAGCAATCAACGTCTGGACTGGTACAGCATGGGGAACATCGGGAGTCACCTCGACAATGACCATACAGGCAATGAACGATTTACTTGATTTGGTGGATGCGGATGGTGCAACCGAATTTATCACCAAAATTGTTACCAAAGAAATATTCGCCGAGCTCTTAGCTGTCTTAAAGATATATATCAGAGATGGAGGTGCGATTTATTCCGGTGGGTATGATGAGAATGGTAATAACCCGTCGGCTATTGCTGGCGTATATATGGCTTCCGCAGGTGGCTTTAAGGCGGTGGATGGGGATTTTAGTGGAACTATATCAGCCTCTGACATTTATGGATTTGGGAGGAAATTGGGGATACTTAGAACAATTCCCGGTAGTCATGAATTATTGGTTTCCAACAGAGATTTATCAACAATGCCGCAACCTAAAGATTTATGGTTCGCGGCTGATAATGATTCAATTTCATTTCAGCAAATATTTGTTGGGCAGACTTGGACTCCTAGTTCAAAAAGTGTATCGCTTAGGCAGCTTGGTGCAGTAGGAATGTTTACTGAATTAACTGTTCATTCTTCATCTGGATCAGCACCAGGGGGCGGAACGGTAATTACACTTAGTGCATGGACGGCAAAAACTACAGGAGTACTTTCTATTCAGGCTGGGATGCAAGTAAATGGGCCAAACATAGTAAGACCAGTTCAGATCACATCAATTAATCCTGGCGCATTGACAATTACTTGTAATGATACTATTCCTGCTGGGTCTGGTACATATACAATTATTGCTCCGAGATTTGGGTTCCAAGGAACAAGTTATCCGTGGGTGCCGCCAAGGGTATGGACTGATTCTGATATATTCCCAATCAACTCAAATCAATGGTTTGGAACAGCTGACAAACCGTGGGAGAAAGGTTTTTTTTCAGAAATCAATGAGATATCGGTATCGGGTAATGATGTTGTTTATCCACTTGGTGGTGCAACACATACAGGGACAACCTATACAAAAAGAGTTGAGCAGAGAATGCCTTTTTCTGGAGTAGTCAAGGTAGGATTTACTCTGGAAAGAAGAAATTATTCATCCGGAACTGTATATGCTCAGATATATGTAAATGATGTTGCAGTTGGAACAGCTAGATCTACAACATCCAGCATTTTATCGTGGGAGGAAGATATTGCAGTATCAAAAGGCGATTTTCTTCAAATATTCCTACGGACAAGCATAACAACTAGTGGTGTTGCAGCTAGGTGTTTCGACATAACTATTAAATCAGGAAATATGCACCTGCTTTCAAATATCTCAATCGAGCATATTTATTATGGCAATGTTCCACATCTGTCACATCGCATTTGCGATATGCTTATAGGAGAACAAAGGATTTTTGCTTATTCTGACAACTATACTTCGTCATCAGCCAATCCATCTATCTCTTCGCCGACAGGAGGGGTGTATGCTGTCGTCGGAAGAGATAATGGTGGAGTATTGCCTGTATCGGTTATTGCTGGGGGGACACGGATATCAAATACAGGAAATTCAGCGGTTTATACGCTATCTGCTGTCATCACTAGATTGGAGTAAAGGAGTAAAAATATGAAACTGCAATTGCGACCTGATGGGACGATTGTTTATCTAGATTCACCATCCGGACCATATCATGTAGTTAGTAAAAATATAGACCCACAAGGTAAATATGATTTAGAGGAATTACAAATCTATGCACAAGAACATCCGGAAGATGTGATTGGGTCTAGTCAAATAGTGGCACTAGAATCGCGGGCCGAGCGTGACCGCCTCATGCGGGACATTGTGGACACATACAATGCTGCCCGGTGGGAGGACATGACGGAAGCCGAAAGACAGCGGGTCCGCGATTACAGGCAGGCATTGAAAGACTTACCGCAGCAGCCGGGGTTCCCGGATAAAATCAACTGGCCAGAGTGGCCGTGAGGGATAAACCATGGACCATGAAACCACAGAACTGATCAAAGCCCTGGCATGGCCCGTGGCGGTAATTATTACATCAATTTTTGTTTATATAATTGTAAAACGCGGAGGGGTGTCATCCATGACTGCGGGTAAAGATGGGATTTCTCTGCAACTGGTCGAGACCCGGCAGGAACGGGAATACTACATGAACCGCCGGATTGCCGAGATTGACCAGGATCTCCGTGCCGCCATCATGGCCAAGACCCGCGACCTCAAGCGGCCCATCCTTCGGGCGGTCTCCGGATCCACTCTCTGTTCCGCTGCCCTCCGGGCGATTGCTGCAGATCTCAGAGCTCCGATGTACCAGGCAGTTGATGACAATGATTTCAAACACCGGCTGGCCAAGGCGAACCGAGACAAGTACATCGAGACCAAGCTCTATGAACTCCAGGAGGAGTACAAAGACCTGACCGAAGAATCCGAGAGCGACCCATGCGCCGCAGGCCCGGCCGCGATTATCTTCTACCCGCAGTGGGAGGAAGTCGAGCCAAAGCTCAGGCGGGCGGTAGAGACCTGGGTACTGTGGATCCGGGTGGCTGTGATCGAAGCGTGCCAGAAAAAAATAACGGTCTATGAAGAATACCGGCCGGGATTCGCGGCCGCGAAAGACAAGAAATTCATGGAAATCGTGGACTCCTGCATTGCCAAGAACAAGGGCTACATTCAGGAGCTGGAGATAGCCTGATGACCTACACTGTCCGCTTCGCGCACCTGGCCGAGCGCCCCTCATTCCAGATCGGGCAGGTTATCCGAAGGGGTGAGCGAATCGGGCGCATGGGCAACTCCGGCAAATCCACTGCGGCACATGTACATGAGGATACCGTCGAGGGACTGCACACCCGGCGGTACACGCAGGCTGAGATCGAGGCCGGAAATCCAGTTCCAGCTCCGCGCCAAGCAGCCTACTTCATCGATGACGAACTCTTCGGGATCAAGCCGGTAATAACGGCTGGCTATGCCGACCCTGCGTACCTGGCTGATTTTAAAAAACTGCACACGGGCTTCGACGTGGTTCCCTGGGATAGGCACAGGTCCCAGGACCACTACTGGATTCACTGGAACCGCTCCATGCCCGGGCGCGTCCTTGAGATCCTGGATGATCCGGATGGGTACGGGCATTGCTTGTACGTTGGCTTTGAAGTGGGGGGAACATGAAATGCGAAAGACGCTCATCACGATCTGCATGGGTCTTGCTCTGGCTGCTGGTATTTATGGCGCTGGTTTCTACCAGGGCAGACGAGCCGAGCGTGCAGCCGGTCTCGCCGCCATTGCCGCCGCCGAGCGAGAATTCAGCGAGTACCGAGCAACCACAGACCGATCCATGGGAGAGCTTCGACTCAGCCTGGAGCAGTCTCAAGCTAGAGCTGATGGGGTGGTCCGAGGACTCGCTGAGGCTGTACGGGTTGCTGGAAGCATTACAGACCGAGGCAAGCGGATTGCGGTCCTCGTTGACGCTATCGAGGGAGCAGTACGAGGCCTCCGAGGAGGCCAGGATGATTGAGCGCAAGGAGGCCGAGGCGAAGATTGTAGAAGCCATAATTCGTGGTGTGGACGCTGAGTTTGCCCGAGACCGAGCCTTGGTAGCATCCAGGCGTTGGCGCACCACGGCGCTGATTGCCGCCGGGGCGGCTGCCCTGGGGTGGCTTCTCGTTATCTTCTGA